AATGCGTTAGGGCTATCACCTACCCAAAAGCTTAGCGCTCTAGCTACCGGTTTGTTTGCGGCTGACCGCAGTATGGCTATGGGGCGTGCAGTTCAAGAGCGTGTTGTTACAGGTAAAGAAACTTACCCCGTTGCAAAAGTAAACCGAGATGCCTTAGCCGCTAACTATGCCGCTACTGGAGCCGATAGACGTGCGACAGCTACGGAAGAAACTGGGCCTTTTTATACAATTAAAGATTCTGTAAAGAGTAAAGCTGCCGCAAAATCTGCAGTAAGTAAGTTCTTAAACACCGCAGAAACAATGTTCTTCTCATCAGATGCTGCGTTAAATAATGCTATCCGTGCAGAACTAGAAAACAAAAATACTAACTGGGAAACCGTTAAGCAAATGATGTTTGAGGTAAGCACCTCTCAGGCTACTCATGCTGATGCCGTTGCTATGCAGTTTTTGCAACAAGGTAATCTTAAATATGATCCTAAATCCTACAAGTGGAAAGCAGAAGAAAGTAAAGATAGCTGGGCTGGTTTAGTAGGTCAATTATCTAATATTGCTAAAAAGAATGGTTTAACCACAGAAGAAGTTACAAACTACGCACAACAAGCGTTTGTTGCAGAGCGTCTAAAAGGTTTGTCTCAGTCTAAACGTGAAGTGCACAGCCACATGACTCCAGCGCAAATTGACGCCGGTATTAAATTCTTTAATATGCTTCCTGAGCTACGTGAAGTTCAAAAGAGCTGGAACCAAGTTCGTAAAAATGCTATGGATGTTGCAGTTCAAGGTGGCTTATATAATGAAGCGCAAGCTAAAGAGTTACTGGATATTATGGACTACGTGCCGTTCTATCGTGTTGAACAGCTTGCACAGAACAAAGGACCTAAAGAATATGGTCGTGGTTTAATTGACTTTGCCAAGGGCTACAAGATTGCGGGTAGTGAACAAGAAGTTGCCAACATCTTTGATAACATGGAACGTTGGACTAGCTATACTATCTCCCGTGCAGTTAAGAACCGTAGTGCTGTAAACCTATACGAAACCGCTAAAAAACTTTTCCCTGATGATGTCAAAGACCTTCGCCAAGATGAGCGAGTTAAGCGTGAGCAAAATACTATTGACTTATGGGTAGACGGTCAGCGTCGCAAGGTAGAATTTAAAGACCCATTGTTTGTTCATGCCTTTACAGGTATTGAATCTGCCGCTATTCCGCATTTTGGTATGGGTTCTTCTATTGCAAACATCTTGCGTAAGAACATCGTATTAATGCCTTTGTTCTCTATTAGTCAGCTTTCTCAAGACTCGTTTGGCGCTATGCTAACTTCAGGTCTAAAGCGTCCTTGGTTGTTGCCTTTGGAAGTAGCTAAAGAATTTACTAGAACCCTACGAGGCAGAAGCGAAACGGCTAAAGAATTGGCTAAGTACGGTGCGGCTGGAGTTCGTGATTACTCAGCTACGTTTGTTCGTGATAGCGCAGAGATTCTTGCTGGTTTAAAACAAGAGACTAAGTCTGGTGCGTTTATGCGTGCCCTTGAAAACTTTGCTATGGCTTCTGATAATGCAGTGCGTCAGGCTATCTATAACATGACTATGAAAGAAACTAACGGCGACAAGGCTACGGCTGTTGAGCGTGCGTTTGAGATTATTAACTTTAAGCGTTCCGGCGCATCGGGTAAGATTCAAATGCTTCGTCAGGTCGTACCTTTCTTTGGCGCATACTTGCAAGCACAAAACGTTATCTATAAGACTTTAACAGGTAAGGGCATTTCTCCGCAACAAAAGAAAGAAGCCCATCGTACCCTTGCGGCTAACGCATTAAAGATCGGTGCTTTGGCATTTATGTATGCCGCTCTTGCTAGCGATGACGAGGACTACCAAAAGATGGATCCGACCATACGTGACCATCACCTATTGATTCCAGGAACCGCTATCATGTTGCCTTTGCGTAGCGACTTGACCCTCATGCCTAAGTTAATCGCTGAGTATGCCTATTTGGGTATGACTGACAATGCGTTTACAGATGGTAAGAAGATTCGCCGTGCTATGGGTGATTCCTTAGCTAACGCAGTGATGAGTCCAACCGCCGTACCACAAGCATTTAAACCTATATTAGAAGTAGCAACAAACCATAGTTTCTTTACAGGTCGTTCTATTATTGGTCAGCACTTGGCTGGTTTAGAGACTGAAAAACAATATACAGCTAGCACTTCTGAATTTGCTAAGTTTTTGGGTAGCACAGGCTTAATTGCTCCTGTAAACGTTGACCATTTAATTAAAGGTTATTTAGGTACTAGCGGTGGTTTGGCTTTGCAGTTTACAAATAATGTTGTAAATGGTGTTAGTAACCAGCCTAGACCTGAAAAGAGTTGGCAAGATGCCATTGCATCTACCCCCGGTCTAAGTGCATTTGTTACCAAAGAATATGGTAACGCAGATAAGAATGACTACTACGAACTTCGTGATGAGGTTTCTAAGGCAGTTAACACCTTAAACGATATTAAAAAGCATGGCACCATAGAAGAAGCTAAAGAGTTTATTGATGAGAAGAAAGACTTGCTTAAAGTTAAAGACCAAGTTACTTTGATTAATAACCAGCTAACTAAGCTACGGGCGTACGAACGTCAAGTTATTGAAGCCCCTGAGTCTAAAATGGACGCAGAGAAAAAAGGTCAAGAGATTGAGCGTATCCGTGAGATGGAAAAGAAAATGCTTGCCAATGTGCATAGACTACGGGTGATGGCTGGCTACTAAAAAGGACCCCGCCGAAGCGGGGTTAAGTCCTCAATGTGGGGTCGAGGAGAAGAGTGAGGTAACTATATCACTTAATTCTCCATAATCGCAAGCCATATTTTCCATTTTCTACAACTTGCTTGCATTTAACCTCTATTCCTAGCCGCTCCGCCTCACTTAATAGTTCTTTTTCATGGGCTTTGCGGTCTAGGCAAGGGATAAATATAGACTGCTCGGGTTCAAGCCGCTTCCACGGGATTAGAAAAGTCTGATTCAGAATCTTTAACATTTAATAAGGCTTCTTCCCTAAAGAACTCCAGTTTAGTCGCATCAAATACTAAGGCTGGTGCGTTTAGATTAGTATCCACAATAGTACCTGAAGTCATACGCTTGCGTTTTTGACCCAAGAAAGCCCCACTCCTTTTGTGCATGGCTAAAGATTCGTCAAAGTTTAGCTGGGCTTTATTGCACTCAGCACGATACTCCTTAGCAACCACATACAAAAGTTTTGTGTCAGGCTCATAGCGTGCAGTCAATGCACCCCGTGGTTCTCTAATTGGACCTGTCTCCAAACCTGTCTTGTGGTCTTTCTTACCGTTAATAACAAGAACCTCATGAAACTTACGCTGAATGAATCCGCTCAAGAAATCGCTATTCTCAGCTATCATCTGTTTGTTCTGCGCCCTAGACTCTTTGATATGTTTGATAATAAACTGTGTTACTGGAGCAATTGCAATGTCATGTAGTCCTAGGTTTTTAGCAATCGTACCGCCTGTAATTGCAATAGCCGCCATAGCTGACCAATAACGTTCTTGGGATTTAATCTCTGCCGCCGCTTCAATCTTGGATTGGGTCTTTCCTAAAAACTCAATAACTTCAGGTAAGTGTCCAACCACATATTGCATAAACGGAAATATAGCGTGTCCGTAGTTAGTATGTAAACGGCTAAAGTGTTGTCTTGCCCATAATGGATCATCATTGGGGTCGTTAGCAATATGCAGTTCTAGAATACGCATCAGTTCGCCTTCAGGAAAAGCCTTAATAGAAAGCAAGTCATCACGTAATGAGCGATTAGAAGTTGTAATAAGTCCTGTTGCCCACTTGGTATGGTTAAGACGCTCCGCATTGTTCTGTGATTGCATACGGTTCTTAGCACGGCCCTCAGTAATATCGTAAGCCAAGTTAGACTTTTGAATCGGATCCATGTTAGTCATCTCGTCAAACAAGATGGGGATGTTTTGAAATGTACCGATACGTTGTAACTTCTGATTGTATGTATCCTTGACACGCATAAAGCTATCCTCAGGATGCCCATAAATACTACCAACAGTGTGCAATACAGTTGTTTTTCCTGATCCTGAACCCTGCGATTTAAGACTAAGTAAGTAGCCTTTTAAGTTGGTAAACTTAAGCAGTGTGTTACCAAAGCCCATAAAGAAAGCAAAAGCTTTAGCTTCCATCTCCTCTCTAGCATACGCATTGATAACGTCTTTCCAAACATGAAAGTCGCCTTTTTCTTTAAACATTGGAACTAATTCAATAGTCGTAGCTGTTGGGGGACTGTATTTAATCCCATCAGCCGTAATCTCTTTATCGCCTAATATAAACCCTGAGTCGTCAGGTAGCCAACCAAATTGTTTACGTGCTAGTTCTGCTTCGGTGCTTGCTTGCAATTCTTCTACCCATCTTGTTATATATGCCATTAGTACATCCTGTTTTTTACCTAATACTGCCAAGCCATGTTTAGCAATTGTGTCTCTAAATCTATCTTTAGCCAGCACATCTGTCAAAGGCATAATGAACTCTTTAATGCCGTCCTTTGGTAAGTGCAAACGCATCAAAAGACTTTCGCCTCTATCAGGGTCGTTCATACGTTTAACTACATAGAAGTCGTATGGGTAAATCATCATTACTTCTTCTACACCTTCTTCATCCTTCATCTTGGTATAAATACCACCAGCCGCCCCCCTTGTGTATGGGAATGGAAACTTAGGAATTTGATAAACAGTAGGTGCTTCGCCTTCTTCCTCTGCTGGAACTTCTACTACGTTGTCTTCTTCTTTAGCCTCGTTAAACTCCTTACCTAATTGGATTGGAGAAGTAATGCTATGTTCGCATCCCTGACAGGCACTTGGATTTAATTTTTTAAATGTGGCGCAGGTATAAGGACCTTTTGTCTCGTTTGCTTTACGTTCTGTTTCACTAGCAGAATAGCTAGGGTGTTTATTAGAAAGCGTATGGATGGCTTTATCTCTATCCACACACTGCTGGGCAATACTTAGCCCTCCTCTCCAAAGAGGCTCATCTATTGTCGTTTGGTTTTCGTAGATATGTAAGAGTTGTGGGCAGCCTGTACCTTCAGCGCTCTTAATCATGATGGTCTTAAACCGAGAGATGTTGTTACCCATTAAAGCTAGGGTCATCGCATCCATCTGCCGTGGTACAAAAGGCTGACCTGATATACCAGCAAATATGTCCTGCTCGACTGTATTAAAAACATCTTGTAGGACAGAGATATTCACCAGGGACCCAATAAGTAACATTTCTACTTTGGCTGGGTTCTCAACATCTTTAAAGTTTAAGGTGTTTGGAATCCGTAAGATTCTAGCGGAATCCGCAGTAACGGATGGGTCAGCCTCAAGCTTATGCTGGGCACACAGGGCTTTTAATTTTTCGGCTAGGGGTTTCCATTCAGCGCTTGGCAAAGCCTCTTCTAAGACCCAGTATGCGTGTATACCACGCCCTGAATTAACTACTGTGGGTTTAGGTAGTTTTGTATCCTTAATAAATTGCTTAAGCGCAGTCATGCCCTCAGCTTGGTCAGCATAGGGTTTACCCATACCGCAATCAATATCAATAAAGAAAGACTTTAAAGCCTGTGCGTTCTTGGCAGTTCTGCCCCCTTTTGGGTCGGTAAATGAAGCTAAAGCAAAGTACGCATTGTATTGTTCGTCAACTAATTTCTGTGCTAAAACGTTTACTTCTTCAATACTTCCCACAAACTTTTGTTTCGGGCTTCCATCTTCTTTTAGACCTACCACACAATACACCCCACTGTCGGGAAGTACTGTCGATAGAAAATTATTTGTTATCAACATAGCCGCCTTTAGCCGTCATTATAAAAAGGATGGGCAGGGATATGACGGCGGTAATATCCTTTTCGGTAGCTAACCTAGCCCCCCACACAACTATCTCAACTTACTAACTAACTTCTTCATTTTGTCCCAATGCTTTTCAGGGACGTTTGTTTTGCCACGAAACCAAGAGTAAACCGTCATGCGAGATACATCAAAGAATTGTGATACGTCGGTTACAGGAATGTCTTTCCTAACGCACACAACCCCCAGCTGTACCCCTATCTTGGATTTGTCCGAAGCATTTACCTCATTGATAAAGCTACTCGCATATCCTTTAGACATGATTACTCCTCGTCGTCCCAGTCAGAAAGAATCTTGCTTAGGTCTTTCTTAGCGGCTGGTTCTTCTTTCTTTGCAGTACGTTTGGTAGGTTCAGCTTCTTCTACTAACTCAACAGGTTTAGCTTTAATCTCAGCCTTTGGTGCTTCTAGCTTAGGAGCATCTTTGTCGGCTTTAGCAACAGTCATAGTGATTGCCTTGATAGCCTCGGTACTCTTGCCTTGGTCAATTGCAGTAGAAATCTCATTAGACTCTAAGAAACGTACAGGTTTAAAAGTAATCTTAGGTGTAGAGCTTGCAGTATCAAAACGCATTTCAGTTACAACTGCGGTAATAGGCACACCTTTAGCACCAATCATCTTAGCGTACATCTGCAAAGGCCATTTACCAGCTTCACCTTCACCAAAGATTGATGTAGAAGGAAGAACTAATTGGAATACATCGCCGCCAATATCGTTGTCCAAAACTACTGCAATACGTTGGCTGAATCGGCAAGCACGCCCATCGCCTTGTCCTGAACCTTTAATATTTTGCGGACAGTTAGCGCATCCAGTAGCCTGTGGTTGCTCAACAGATTTATCAGGATAGTCGCCGTTAGCTGACCAGCAGTCAGGGGGTGCAGATACACCTTTCTTGTAAACACCAGCGTAGTAAGTACGAGCAACTTTTGAGGAAGCCGCTACGATAACCACATTAAGATTACGTTCTTCTTTTTGTGCAATCTCTTTACCGTTTACTAACAAGCGCCATACACCGCCCTCGATAGAAATACGTTTACTACCGCCACCACTATTACCCATCAGGGCTTTAGTAGTATCGTCTAACTCCAACGCTTGTAAATGCGCTGGTAAACTCATATCCAACATAGCAAGTTCTTTGCTCATCATCTTCTCCTAATTATTTACGACGTACAACTACTGTGTATTCAGCATCCGCTTGAAGCCCCGGCGGGTGCAGATCGGGGTTTTCTTCTAAGAATGTTTCCACATTCGCATTAGAAATTCTTTGTTGTAGAAAGTGAAAGGCATCGTGTTCCTTCATAAATGTATAAAGGGATTCCCAATCGCTTGTCCAGTAACGTTTGTTTAGCTTTCTAGTAACCGTACCAAATGCGGTCTTTAAACCATCTGTGCCTGTTTCTTTGCAGATGGATAGCAACTCGTTCTTTAGTATCTCTTGTTGCTCACCTAGTTCATCGTACTCACGCTTTACTTCTGTGCGCTTGTCACGAATTTTGACGTAAGCTTTAACTAGCTTGTCTACTTTTATTTCATGGTCACTCATCTCTTCTCCTTCTGTTTATATCTATAATTTAGTACCAAACCTTGACAATGTCAAGAGGCATCTTCAATTATATTTTTGTATAAGTCAATCATTTTTGTATGTATGTCTACCTTTCCTTGCAACATCTTGTACATCTTTTTTTCTACGGGTGAACCCTGTAAGTGAACCACCGTGCAAGGATTGTGTTGCCCCGCTCTATGTACTCGAGCATTGGCTTGCAGATAAGTTTCAACTGAAGTAATGGGGGAAAACCATACCACCAAATTAGCCGCAGTCAGTGTTACTCCATGAGCCGCAGATTGTGGTTGTATTACAAGAATTTTTGGGTTAGCGTCGTTTTGAAAACGAGCAAAGATGTCTGTGCGATTACCGGCTGAGACTGAGCCATTTATAATTTCCGCAGTGTATCCTGACTTTTTCAATTCTTCCGTAACAATCTCAATAGCGTGCCGATAGGGAACAAATATTAGCACCTTATGACTAGCTTCGTCAATCACTTCCTTTAAGGCATTGATTCTATTAGAGGCATCAAACTCAACGACCTCTCCACTATCTGAATAGACTGCACCACATGAAAGCTGGAGTAATTTATTCAAGTTTGCGGCGGCATTAACTGTTGTAATTTCTTCACCTGCGGCAACGGCTAGCATATTTTTACGTATGATTTCGTAGTACTTTTCTTGTTGTGCGGTTAGAGGTACATCCCTAGTTACGTAAGTCATGTCAGGCAAATCTAAACATTCGTCTTTTGTAAAACGTATTGCAGGTTGTAATACCGTATGTACGGTTCTTTCTGAGTTTGGTTTTGGAACCCATTTAAATTGAGTTAACTTGTACATCACCATATCTCGGAATGAACCATAGAATCTTGGAACTCCTTGAGGATTAACTAACCGTGCTAACCCGTAAGCATCCGTAGGGGATTGAGAAGCTGGTGTACCTGTCAGCATCCATAACCAAGTTTTAGGTTTAATAATAGAGTTAAGAGTTTTCCAACGTGTTGTAGATACCGTTTTGTATGCGTTGGCTTCGTCAATAACAATTAGATCAAAGTCCTCGGCAAGTACGGTATCTTTAATAATGCCCAGCCCGTCATAGTTACAAATTACAAACTCAGCGTCGCTTTGAACAGCTTGGATTCTTTTTTCTCTTGAGTAGCTATGGGCTATTGCAGTCGTTCTGTGCATAGCAAATCTAAATAAGTCGTTTTGCCAAGCCGATTGCATGATGGATAGTGGGCAGAGAACTAGAACACGTTTAATAACCCCCAACTTCATAAGGTAGTCTGCCGCCCATATGACTGAGCCTGTCTTTCCTGTACCCTGCTCGTTAAAACAAAAAGCCCGACGGTGCAGAGTGAGGAACTCAGCAGTAGTACGCTGGTGAGCAAACGGTTTATAAAGCCCAGGCCAGTCGTAGTGCGCTCTGATGGGAGAAGGTACGTCTTTGTATTTGAGGTTCTTTAAAACTTGGGCTTCATCCAGCCCCCACTTGACTAGCACCCGACCATCTTCTAAAACTTTACTCTTTGGTATCACTGTGGTAATGCGATTTGGGTCACGTACTTTAAGTAGCAACGCCTTGTTATCTATGATTTGCAATCTCTTCTCCAATAGGAATACGACCAAAACACAAGTTTTGATTTAAAGCGACCTCTTACGGAGGTCAATCGGTTAGGTCATCACCAAAGGAAGCAAGATACCCCGTGAAGGGAAAAATATCTAGAAGGCGACCCCAACTGGTACGGTTATAGTTAGGAAATGAGTAACCCTGTCGTTAGCACTCGTACCTTACTTCACAACACACCAACAAAAAACTATTTCTTTTTACGTTCTTTGACGCTTGTTTCAGAAACTAAGTTTCCTTTTGAATCTCTTTTAAAACTACGGTTCTTGGCGGCAGTAGTAATGTACGTACCGTTTTTATTAGAACCGCCTTTATCTAAAGCTTTCTTATGGGCTACGTCTTTGCCCTCACGCTTGTCTGCTTTACCGTTTCCGTTAGCATCTTTGCCTGTTTTATCAATAGCACGTCTAGCACGTTGACGTTCCATACGGCGCTCATGCTCACCACGTTTCTTTTCCATATCATATTCGTGGGCATAGGGTCTAGGTGTTTTGGTGTATGGCATATCAATGGTTCTTTCCGTTGTGTTCACAGTCGGTTATAGAACACCATGCACGGCACGAGAAGTTAGGTTTTTTGTTCCAAACGTCATTCTTAATTGCCGCCTCTAAGCGTTGAGTATCTTCTAACCACTTGCTCCAATAGACCCCTTCATTATCTGCTTCAAAATTGTCTTTGACAAGGTCGTTGGCTACTACAAATAATAACCCACCTTTGACCTTTTTGACTTGTGGAAAATGCTTAAATAACGCTAGGGAAAGAATCTCTAATTGCTTAGTGTCTGCATATTTGGCGGATTTTCCTGTTTTATAATCAATGACATAGGCTTTATCGTCGTTAATAATAACCAAGTCTGCCACACCCCTCCACCATACATCCTTATCAAAGAACCCACATGGTTCTAGGTTACTGTTTAAGCCCATCTTATATTCGCAAAGCTTCTTGCCTTCAATAAGATTTAACTTATCCAAGTGTTCTTTAATAAAGATATATTTTTCAGGTATTGGTGTGCCCTTTCCTATATAGTCTTCAGCCGCTTTATGCACTTCAAGTCCGTAGTTCAAGTGCTCGGCAGGGGGTTCAACAATGTCTTTTACTATCCGAAGACGATAGTATTTATGGGGGCATTGTTTAAATAGGCTTAACGACGAGTACGACCAATTATATTTGACCGTCATTATGTGCCTTTTGGTAATTGACCACTAAAAATATAAGAGCCACAATGTTGTAACTGTGCCCAAGGAGCCGCCCAAACTGTAAAGCCAGCTTCTCTAGCGATCTTGCAGAAATGGTAGTCCTCTGACAATAAGCGATTACCCGACTTTTCATCAATGCTTGTGGCAAAAAACTCATTAATTACTTTTCGCTTGCGCTCTGTATCCACAGCTAAGAACATATCGTTGTTGTACGTTGGTACTTTACCAAGCAAGCCTTCAAACACTTCACGTCTAATCAACATAAATCCTGTACCACCATTAGATATTTGAATTGGAGAATTAACATCACCCTCCGCAGATGCGGCATCATCAACAAGATTAACAACAAATGCTCCAGTATGCCTATTAAGTTCTTGTGGGGGTACACCAGCTTGAACTGCTTTAGTTACTTGAACCCAATCAATTTCTTTTTTAGGGTAAATACCACAGATAATGTCTTTGTTAGTATTAATCATACGCAAAATATCGTTTGGATTAAACCCAATATCGGCATCAATAAACATAAGATGCGTACAGTCCGTAGCCAAGAAGTCATTAGCCAAACTATTACGGGCACGGGTAATCAACGACTCATTCATCATATAACTATATTGAAAAGGTACTCTAGCTTGTGTAAATACACTAACCATTTGTATCATTCCAAGAGTATATGAACCATGACACATACCGCCGTACATTGGTGTAGCGACAAGTATTTGTGGCATTTTTGGAAAGGGTACTTCTACTGCGTCTTCGTAACCCGGTTGTAATGGGGCTTCTTCTACTAATTTATCAGTCACTTTGTTTCCTTTTTAAATTTATTTCCTTTTGCATACCAATCTACTTGCCCCTCACGGGTCATTCTATAATTTACTGTGTGTTTACCTGTACCTGCAAAGTTAGGGAATCGGTTGCTTGCTTCTTTGTATAGGTTTTTATCCCCAGCATAGGTGTTTACTAAATCAAACATAACGTGGGCAATCTGACTAATTACACAATTTTTAAATAAGTAACAATTCATATCCACAAATTTATAGCCGTGCTCCCAGCTAGGTTCTTCGCCAAGGCTATCGCACTCATCATTAAATAAAAAATTACCTTCTTTATCTACTATCCGTCTTAATGAATAGCACCAATCTAAATTCTTTTCCTCTAATAACTTAACCATAGATGGGATGTGGTCAGGCTCAAACCAATTATCTTCATCCAAAAACATGATGTAATCAGCATTAATTAACAGGGGTACTGCCGCATTGATACGATACCCATTAAAGAACCCTGTGTAGGGTAAGCCGTTAAACGATTTAAGAGGAGTCCCAGTATTCTCAGGCAAAATAATTAGCCGTTGATTGTACCGATGCGCCTCTATCCTACTAACAACGGGGTCAACATAAGGAATACCATCTACTACAAGCCAATGCTCTGCTTGCATCCCGACACTATGAATAGCATCAGTTAAATAATGTGTACCTATCGTAGGAGTTATTACTGCAATACGGGTCATAACTTCTTTACTGCTAGTTGGTAGTTGTTCAAGATAATGTCGTAGTGTCCTTCAAAAGATAGTAAGAAAGAATCAATACCTACCTTAGTTGGTTCATGCGGGTATTGGTAATCATCAAACAACATAACACCACCTTGTTTTAGTAGCCCCCATGCCATACAAGCATCAGTAAGAGCAACATCAGGAGCGTGGCTACCATCCACATAAACAAAGTCAAACGCATATTTAAACCCAATCATTTCTGCTAATGCTTTATAAGAAGTTGTACGCATTAAAGATACTGTTTGTCCTGACGATTTTTTAGCTAAGTTAGTGTTGCTCCAAAACCTAGCCTCTACCGCTTGAAAATCAATACCCCCATGCTCAACGCTACCGCTAAATGGGTCAACGCAAATAATGCTACCTTTATCTGCTAGTCCATTCTCAAGTAGCCAGCAAGTAGAACGACCTTCAAACGCACCTATCTCAAGGAATAACTTTTTATCGGGTACTGCTGACATACACGTTTCAAAGTTCGGTATGTTGTGACTAAACCAATCTTCTGTGAAGTTCATTTATTTTTAGCTTTCTTTTTAGGAATAGGAAACTCGGCTAAAGAATTAAGTATTTTTGCTCTATGTTCTTTTACATCATCGGGGGCATATTCATTAAGCTTATATACCTTGCAGTATGTATCCATTAGCTTCTCGCAGTGCATATCTATCAGTACCGAAATAGCGTGCAAGTGGTTGTGCATTTCATCTTCAGTCATGTGATTTGGATGATCTAAATACCGCCACATAAGCGTATCGACAATATCTTTAACACCCCATACCGCATTAATACCATCTTCTATCTCGTAGGATTCTGCCCATTGAATGCTCATAAACGAAGCCCTTTTGGTAGTGCTTTTTCGTGACCAGCGTATTCGGAAGCCTTAACTTTAATTGGCTCATCATAAAACTTACGGCGTCTTACCATAGCGTAGTTAGAGGTAAACTCGATACCGCCCAAGGAAGGTACGGCATTAGTTACAAAAGCCGCAGGGTTTTCCATATGCAGTTCGTACAACACCTTATTAATTCTATCTGCTATTACTTGACTCTCTCCCAAAGTCAGTTTAGAACGCTCATCCATTGTGAACCCACTTGCCGCATTCATTAATCTATTGCGTTGGTCGTTTGTTAAGCCAATCATATTTTAGGTATCCTCTTCTTTTTCCACGTAAAAAAATCTTCCATCGTATAGCCACGTTTTGATAACTCATTTCGTAACTTACGTAATGCTCGTTTTTCAATGTCTGCTACTGCCGCTCTTGTAGTACCCAGCGCATCTGCTACTTCTTGCTGGGTCATATCGGCTTGCATCGGTCTATCCCTCTTTGACATCCTTTGAATCTTTCGCTAACTGCAACAATAATCGGACTTCTGCAAACGCATTTAATGCGTGTTCTTGGGCATCTGCATAGTTCCTTTTTATAACAGATTCTTCGTATGATTTCAAGTGCTTTCTTGCTTCTAGTAAAAACCCTGCGTAGTCCATCATTTAACATTCTCCATAGCTATTTCCAATACCCGATTCACAGTTGAGTGGTAGGTCATGCGCCCAGTCGGGTCGCCATCTCATACACTCTTCTACGTACTTTTGCGCTTCTTTTGCTTCCGCTTCAGGTGCTATACACGCTACTGCATCATGCACTGTTAGGACTACTCTATAACGCTTGCTTATTTTAACCATTTGTTCTGCTATTACACAGCGAGCAAGGGCTTGGCAAAGGTTCTCTACTACCTTCCCACCATACAGCTTGACTGCGCCCCGCCTAGTCTTGTATTCAAACTGAGTCTTACCCTCAACATCAGTTACTTGGTGCAGGGTTTCGTATCGTTGCCATAATCCGCTTGGGAGTAAAAATCCTCTTCTTTTGTAATCGAATGACACGACTCCTTCCAACCCGAAAGGGGCAGGTCTGTTTGTATGTATCGCTTCCAAACACCTACCGGCCTCTTGCCAAAGCTTAGGGATTTGAGGATACGTCTCCCGATAGACCCTGATAATACGATTTGCCTCCCCCTCTTCAATGTCCACGCCAAACGTCTTGAGTTGGGCTTGGAACTTCTTTGAACCCATGCCGTACCCTGCTCCAAGAATAGTCGTCTTGCCGACGAACCTTTCGTGCGCTGAGACTTCCGCAACATCCTTTTGATAGATAGCTGAAGCCATGATTTTGTATACATCTTCGCCTTTCTCAAATGCGTCTACTAAGTCATCTTGCCC